GTCGAGTGCATCGAAGATGCAGTGTCAAACCGTGACACGAGCGACCTCGAACGCATGCTCGAAGAACTTCTTTCATACCCGACGCTGTCGCAGCAAGACAGGGACGCACTGGACGACCTTGTCGGGGACATCATCAACGAGGTCGATTCTTTGGGCTCAACGTTCTCCGGCCTGAACACCGGCTTTGACTTCCAGATGATCACTGAGCTCGCTGAATCTCGATACATCATCAATGAACTTCTCCACGAACTGTTTACCTGTGATGGTGTGGGTTTAAACATGTCGAAGCCCAATCAACCTGTCACCGGCAACTCCGTCGTCCACAAGTCAACGGGATGGACGGGAACAGTCGTCAGCATGCGTCACAGTCCAAAGTTCACAGTCACTGACTATCAGGTGAAGTGGAACGAACTCGGTCTCACAATCTGGACGCCCGCTCGTCTCGTCAAGAAGGCATAACATGGCTACGATCTCTTTTGACTACGATTACACGCTCTGGGATGCCGAGCAGGATTGCTTCATCGAAGAGACTGTGAACCGCATGCGACAGCATATCGCAATCGGTGACCGCGTCATTATCGTCACCGCCCGCATTCAGGTTTGGGCAGACGAAGCAAAGGTCGACATCGAACGAATGATGGGCATGACCTTTGAGGTGTTCTCTTGTCCCGGCACGTACGATCCGGTACGCGGTGGAACAGAAGGTCGCAACAAGTCGGACGTGCTCATCGCCGAGGGAGCGACCGTCCATTTTGACGACATCCCCAACGATAGTTCGCTCTTCATGGCCCGTGAAGCAGGCATCGATGTTCGCATGCCACCTGCAACGAGCGCCAATCGATCGCGAGGGATGTACTGATGAATCGTCCTGATCTGATTCCTGGTGCACACGTCAAGTGCGTTGGCATTTCCTACGCAGGAGGAGATCGGTCATTCACACAGTATCTGACGAAACTCAACGGAAGAACGTACGGTCTTAGTGAGGACGATCAGGCAGTCATCGTTGGCCGTGATGGCGATCGATTGTTTCTACTCACGAATCATGCTCGTTGGGGTTCGTCTTTTGGTTGGTGCAACACCATTGAGGCATTCGAGGTCATCAAATGAGAAAAGTCATCAACATGCGTGCAGGTGACATGTGGCACGATCGCAAGCGAGGCACATCGCTCCGCAGCGGTCACATGAGGCGAGCAAAGATCGTGGGTGGCGATGGCATCAACGTTCAGGTTCGCATCAACGGCGAGCTGAAGGTCTTCAAGTTTCGATACTTCATCCGGCGATTCACGCCGAGTTTCGTTCAACGCTATCGTGAGTGGGGAAAGTGGTAACATGAGCCCGAACTGGACAAGAGACGACGGAACGAGCGACTTCAAGGTGTCTGACACCAAACTGAACGAGGATGACGTCATCAAGCTCGACTGGCGACAGATTTCGCATCTAATTGGCCTAATCGAAACTGCATTTCGTACGAATGGTCAAATGTCAGCACTTCAAAACTATCTCCTGAAAGACCTTGGCGTTGCCAATTACAAGGTCGAAGGAATCATCGAGACTGTCATCAAACTCTATGACAATGCGCAAGCGCTCCAGGCATGTGACGGTCTTAGTTTCACAGAGCTAGATCGAACTAACGACAATAGAAAGATGCTGAACCTCCTCTTAGGAGATGCATTCGGCGAGGGGACCTGGTTCTGACCATGAAGCGAGGCGACGTCGTTTCGATTTCCCCTGATACCCATTGGACGTGGATTCTCATGTCTCCTCGGGAGATTCAAGAGCTCCAAAATCGTGACATCAAGGAAGGACGATGGCATGATGATGGCGGCGAGCCGCTTCTCTACGGACCATATCGCACAGCTTTCCCTATGGGTGAAAGTTCTTCCACGGCGACGTCGGTATTGATCACCTCACTTCGGCCTAAGTGGGTTGGTTACGGTCGTCGACCGAAGGGACTTGTTGGTGGTCTTTTCGGTGGCACTGGGCGAGAGGTCGTGTTCGTTGAACGTAGGATGCCATCGCGCTGACTAATTTGTTTACCGTCGTCACGAGGAGAAGACAATCGAATTTATGTTCAAGCGTTTCATTTTTGCGGTGTTGTTGATGCTTGTCATGTTTATACCTGCGTGTGGCGATCGCGATCCGATCGATATTGATTTTGTCGGAACTGACGCAGAATTCGCAGCAGCACAACACGCAGCTAAAGAGTGGAACGAAACGTGCAAACGTGATCTCATACACGTCTACAGGGGTCCCGGCGATGACGTGGCGACCTCGGGTCAAAAAGGTCTAGTCAAGGGCAAAAGCCTAGGAGTGACGCATTGTCACTGTGATGATGCACAATGGATCCTTTTTCAGTCCGACAGCAAGTACCCGCTCATGGAGATCCTTGCACATGAATTTGGTCACGCTGTTTTATCATGTACCAACTATGATCATGAATACGGAGGTCTCATGAGAGCTCAGTTAATTGCGTCATTAGTCGGAAAAGACGGCAACCTCGTTCCAGGCGCAATTACTCAAGACATGTGTGACGCTGCACTAAAATGACATACGAAGAAATCATCAAACGTTGCGATGCGATCGAAACATGTGTGCGATGTGCCCTTAGTGCATCGCAACGTGCAGATTCTGCTAAGAACCCTGTGTGGAAGGAAAAATGGTCATCATCGTATGACGTTTTCATGACCTCATCGGTTACCATTCTTAGGGACATGCTTACACAGTTAGACGTCGAGGCCGAAAAATTCATTTGTGAATAGGTTGTGTAAGTCAATGGCGACCCGTGGTACTATCTGATCCATGGTCACCAAGCCTGAAAAGTTCTCATCGAACGAAGACCGCGTGAAGTACCTCGAGGCGCTTTTCGCCGACAAAGATACACAAAATCCGCGGCGAGCAGTGCAACTTGCCTGGGAGTGGACCAAGACGGGCAAGTTCGACCTTGCCACGTACGAGAGCGTCCTCCGGGCATACGGTCGTGCGGTCCTCGGTCTTGGCTCGCAGACGCTCTAGACCCTCACGTGGGAGCACCCCGCGAAGGACGCGTGTGGCCCACGGTGCCATGGTAGGTTTCCCTGTCCCACAGTCTCGGGCCTCACGTGGGCCATTCTGTGGGCTGCACGGGCCTCACCGGGCCTTTGCAGGCCTTACGCGTGTGTGGCACGAGGGTCCTGTTGAAAAGCACTTTCAACAGCAAAACAGTGCAAGACTGCAGTGAATCCTGGTAAGATTAAAGCATGGTGGACGGAAAGCAGATCTCGTGGACCGGGTTCTCGGGCACGATCGAGGTGTCGGACCTTGGATTCGCTCCCGGGGAGTGGCCCGAGTGGATCGATGTGAAGGGAAAGAGTGCAACTAAGCGCTTTTACCGTAGCGAAGCGACCCATGACCGTGAAGGTGAGCTCGTGAGCGTGACCTACGTGCACAAGGTGCACTTTGTCACCGCGTCCTACCCGGTGTTTACGATTGTCGTTTTCAACGATTGATCGAGACTGTGTAAGTCATTGGTGAAATGGCTTATTATTAGATCATGGTGGAAATGGTGGCAATCCTGATCGCGCAGGCAAACATGACGCAGTACCACGTGAGCACAACGCCCACGGGTTACTACGCCGCGGTCGAGTTCACGGATTGCACTCGTGCGGAGCGTTTCGCGCGCTTTCTCACCCGTCAGGGCATCGCCCGCTTTCACGTTCCCGGTGAATCCACCGTCGAAGTGTCGGAATCTTCTGCGACGACTGTGTAAGTCGGCAGCGAATCCTGGTAAGATTAGATCATGATGGTGGCACCGGAAGTGCCCCCACGGTTGTAGAAAACCCTCAAGGAGTTATACGATAATGGCTACGATGAACCTGAATGTGAAGCGTGGATTCAAGGCGGGTACGCGGATCAACACGATCTCGGTTCCCGAGGAACTGCGCATCAAGCAGACGTCGGGCATCGAGTGGCTGGATGACGCTCTCGGTGGAAACGGCGGGTTCACTCGTACGTCGGTCACCATGCTCACCGGCGGTCCCGGCGCAGGCAAGTCCACGCTGGTGCGTCAGCTCGCTGACACCATGACGAAGGCGGGTCACATCGTTGTGTACAACTCCGGCGAAGAGTCGCTCTTCCAGGCGAAGATGGCGTGTGAGCGCCTGAACCTCACGGCGAACTTCATGGTCGCCGAAGAGACGATGCTTCCCAAGCTCCTCGCGTTCATGGATTCGCTGCGTAAGGCGCATCCGACGAAGACGATCGTGCTTCTGCAGGATTCGCTTCAGACTCTCGACGACGGGTACTACGTGGATTCGAAGGGCGAATCGCGTGGCACCAACTCCAAGACGCCCGATCGCTGCGCTGAGATGCTCGTTGACTGGGCGCAGAAGAACTTCGGTCTGGTCGTCTTCGTCGGCCAGTGTACCAAGTCTGGTGAGTTCGCCGGCAACAACAAGATCAAGCACGCCATCGACGTTCACTGCCACATGTTCTACGATGAAAAAGAAAAATCTGACACTTACGGGTGTCTGATGTTCGAAGTTCAGAAGAATCGCTGGGGTTGCAACGGGAAGACGTACATCCTCGGAATGACGGACACCGGTCTCGAGGAGCGCGGTTCGTTTCAGAAGGCGAAGTCCTGATGAGAGCGACAATCGACCGCCCGTACGCACCCCCATACGCGACGAAAAAGCCTTCAGCACGAATGACCGTCACGCTTTCGGTCGATGATGCTGAGCGTGTGAAGCGCGGCATCGCGCTCTTGCTTCAACTTGTCGATGACAACATCGGTGCACCTGACATTGGAGCTGCATCCGACTTCGACAAGGTGTCTGACCTGCTTTATCAACTGGAGAATCCCCTGTGAGCTTCGATGCATACTACGTGCCTGGTCTCCCAGGCGTGACTGATGGCGTCGGCCTTTCGATGTCGACCGACGAGCGCGATCGTCTCAAGCTTGCGCTGAGCGCAGCATACTTCGCTCTGACGCGTGATCCTTCTGATCGAGGACGCTTTCAACCCGAGCCTCAGCCAGAAGCAGCGAAGCTTCTCGCCAGTCTTCTACGCGAGCTCGAGCACACATGAATGCCTTCAAGAAAGTCCACGTGCGTAAGCACCTCGAGAAGGAACGTGCTCCGACGATCGAGATTTCGATGTCGCTTGAACAGGCACAAGAACTTTTTGACCACATCGACAATCAGACATCGTTCGACACTTGCGACATGTTGGGCAGTCTGCGATACAATCTCCTGAAAGCGCTGAACAATTCATGAAGTCCCCCGCATCCCTTCACATCGCAATCACCGGTGAGCATGGTTCCGGTGCTGAGTACATCGCGAGAAAGCTCGCCAAGCAGCTCACGACGTTTGCCACACGTGGCGACGTGATGTTTGAGACGAACACTCAGATTCGCATCTTTCGAAAGAACACCCCCGTCGTCATCGAAGGACCTGACGATGCGAATTACGTCATCGACGTTAAGTTCGGTGATCCCAAGGAGGTCAAGTGAAAACTGTCACATTCCAACGCAATGATGACGTGAGCACCGACCTCGCGAGCTTCCATGACGTCACCATCGATGCGCCGCTCGAAAAGCTTGTTAGCATGTTTGGTGAACCCATCTTCGAAGAAGGTGGCAAGGTCACCCACGAATGGATCCTCGAAGGCAATGACGGCACGGTCGTGACGGTCTACGACTATCGGTTCAACGGCGCACATCAACGGTACTGGCACGTTGGTGGTGCAGACAAGCTCGCATGCCTCAAATTTTCACGTTGGTTCAACTCTCAATGAAGTATCATCTCAGCACAGCAGCGAATAGAAAGCTCCGCGTAGTCATTGATCTCACGCCTGAGCAGGTCGAAGCGTTACTTGACGAACTCGGCGATGAGCTCGATCTTCATGCAGCAACGCCTGCTCTCGAAGAACTTCGTGTGCTCCTGATGAAAGCAGCTGACGCCGCACAATCGTGAAGACATGGGGCGTAGCCACACCGGTGTGGAAGGGGCGCAAGGTCTTCGGACCCCAAACTCGTTCGGCCAATGCGCCGCGGAGGTTCGAATCCTTCACGTTCCACCCACTGTGCAACAACGCCTCACGGCGTGATAGGATTGAATTATGGCAGACATTGATCCCACCGCATACACTTTTCCGAGCGATGAAGACGTGTTTGATCCTGGTACAGTCATCGACGAAGATGCAATTCCCATCGATGAAATGCCTGATGACAAGCGCCGTGCCGCATGGCAAGCGCGCCGTCCCAACATCGATCACCTGGCTGACGGCGTCGCCGAGCACGAAGGCACGTTCCTTCCGTTGTTTGACGTAGGCGATCGCATCGTCGCGGAAGTCAAGACTGAATTTCTTAAGCACGTGGATGGAACGATTCCGTGGATTTACACGTTGATCGGCAAGGTTCGCTCAATCGACGATGACACCGGGATTGTCTCGCTTTGGGACGAGGGCTCTGACGCCCGCAACCCGATGGTTCGTTGGGTGACCGTACGCACTCCGGCCCTCATTTGCATCAAGCTCGCGCCGACCAGGGGTAACCCCTTCGACGCGGCAAAAGCCCGCGTGAAGGCTCCTGTCGCCCCCTCGACGGCACCCGATGGCACTCCGACCAAGCGTGGAAGGGGCCGGCCTCCCGGTACGCGCAATCGTCCCAAAGAAGTAATTGCAGCAGAGAAAGCAGCTAGGAAAGCTGCAAAAGGAAAGAAATGAAAAACGATACGTTCACCACGCCCGAGATTCTCGACGTCACCGCAGTCGAGATCGCTAGGATCAACGCAGCCGCAGAGACGGAACGTGCACTCGGCAAAGAACGGGAGTTGACGGTGCGAGAAAGGTCTGACGATCTTCGTGCTCGTTGGACCGACGCAGGCTTCCAGTTCATGGTCGGCATCATTGTCGTCGTAAGTCTTGCAGCTCCGATGGGTGCCTCAATGGTCTATTCGCACCGGCGTTGGCCTTCTGTTGAACCCACGCCGGCGTGTGCCGAGAGCGTCAAGGTCTATCACGCCAACGAGGTCAACACCAAATGCGAGAACGGTGCGTCCGTCGAATCGAAACCGACGTCGACTGGCGACATTGAGGTTCGCTGTGTTTGTGGAAAGCGAGCGGCACAGTAGTGTTTCCTTCTGAAGTCAAGAAAAAGACGATGAACGAAGGTCGTAAGGTCCCGTATGTCTGCATCAAAAAGTCGCAGTCCTACTCGTACTGTGGACGCGATCCTGACAGCAGCGAGCTGATGTTCACTGACGCCGACTATGCGATTCGTCACTACGGTCCCGGGTCTACGTCGCTCGAGGTATGTCTCGATTGCAAGGAACGCTACCTCTACGTGGCAAAATCGTCCATTCTGGACATGACCCCTTCCGCCACGAGAGGTCTGAACGACAGGTGATCATTGCGACGTTCGTCCCGTTCTTGATTGCGGTGTCCATCTTCGTTTCAACGTTGAGGATGCGTGCATGACCATCGCGGACGTCGCCACATGGACGCCTCGTTACGTCGAGCCACGTTATGACGTAGGTTTCGCCCCGGGCAGTATCGCATATGTAGATTCATCCGAAGATTACATGTGGTCAAGATGTGAACCTGGACCGCTCGAAAGTGGCGGAACCGGGTGTGGAATGTCAGGCCCACGAATCGATTTACTCCCGGGTGAACCTGTGTTCATCATTGCTCGACCTGGGATGGGAAATCCGTGGGCTGGTGCAAGCAAAGGAGTGTGTTACGTCATGCTCCCACGTTTGTGCAGAGTTGGATGGGTCTGGGCAGAAAGGTTGAAACAACCGTGATCAACAACCTCAACGCAGCGCAGCGTCAGGTGTTTGTTCCGGGCATGCTTGTTCCAACGTCCTGGATGAACCTGTTGATCGTGGCGATGTGGCCTACTCCGGGCTACCTGGGAACTGGTCGAAAGCACCACAAATTGATCATCATGAGGATTTCTAGAACAGGTGAGATTGACTTCTACGAAGACGAGACAACGTCGGGACCGCAGTAACATGAAGACGCAGTATTACATCTGGAACGCAGCAACTGAGATTTGGGAACCGTTCGACTTCGATCATCGTGACAAGAAGTGGTGGTTCCAGATTGTGAAGAGCGCATGGGGTTTCATCGTCTACGCTCACACGAAGACGATTGCTGGAAAACAGTTCCACATTTACGTGCATCCCAAACTCCCAGGTCGTTACCTTGGACGATATTGAACGTCAGTCACGTTACACACGCGTTAAACGCTCCAAGCATCTCCCGGGTGACTTTGTCGCCTTGGGTACCGCGAGACTTTATGAGCGCCTTGAAATTGATTGCGCTACACCGTTCAACGGAGGTGGCGCATTTCTTGAACGCGATTCACGCAATCGTCAACGTGCCGAGGTAGCACTCGTTGTTTCAACGTGGCCAGCAACGCTCGTTATGACGCTTGTAGACTTTCGTTTTCGGTGGGTCTGGCCCGCAGACGAATATTTCATGGAAAAGCTGTGAGTGAACCACGAATAAAAGTCTATCCGACGCCGCAATCTGTTCTTCCCGAAGATGTGCGACCTGGCGATCTGGTTTGGTGCATGCGGCAAGATGCCCGAGGCTATGCGTTGTGTGTTGCATCGACCGGGCTTACGGGTGTAATGTGGGGTCTCAGACTCTTGATGAACGGTGTTTTGTTTGTCAAGACGTACAGGCGTGGAGACTGTCAAAAGGCGATCGACGAATCTCCTGTGGTGATACGACTATGATTCTTCCTGGCACGCTAGTTTCGTTCACCAACCCGTTTGCTGACGTGTTTGACGTTCACCAACGAAAACAGGACAGACCGACGTTCAAACAACCAACCGGCATGTTTCATTTCATCAACGATTACGCCTCAAAGGAAGCCGCACTGAAAGCGCGCCGGTCAATTCAGGCAGCGAAGCCGGAGAAGACTTATCTGGTTATTTCTGCCTCAAAGAACCGCGCGCTCATCATGCAATCTCAGGATGGAAAGTTTTACGTTGCCATGGTCGCCGACCTGGGTCGCGTTGACGATTTCAAAGACATGTTTTGATGCAGTACATCAAGGACAGACGATACTCTGGGCTCGAGCCCAAACAAATGGGACTCACGGTGTTTCCGCGCCCGGGCGATTACACGTATGCCATTTTTGGTTGCGCCGCAAGTCGAACTCAACGATACGAGATCCTTGAGAAACTCGACGCCGACGGAAACGTGCCACCCGAGTATCATTCGCTAGGCAATTATCTCAACGAAGAAGTGTTCTGGCTTAACGCTGGTGACCCGGTTCTCTTCATAGCGCTCGCCAGAAACTTAACTGACAGCGAGTTCTTCCTCGCGTTCGTCTACAGTTATCGTCGTCGTAAATTCGGGTGGGTTCCTTCGTATAACTTTTGGACTCCTATCTGTGAATGTCCTGACTGCACCGTGGTACTATGATACAAGATGGCAACTCCCTCAAAGAACCTCGAAGGCAAGCGTATCCGACTCACCAAGTGCAACGATTCGTTGACGAAGCTCGAGCCTGGCACGCTCGGCCGAGTGTCAATCGTCGATGACATGGGCACTGTACACGTCGCATGGGATAACGGAAGCACACTCGGTCTCTGCTGGGACGATGGAGATCGCTGGTCGATTGTGCCGGGGTGAGAGTCAAGCAACTTCGACCAGGAAACTGGGTGTCGACATCGTACTGGATCAGCCCAAACGGGCCAGACGACGGGAAGACTCCCGGGATCAGGTGTGAAGGAATTCTATTGGGAATTCAGAAGCGTCCTGGAAATGACATGGGACCCATCGCTTACGTGGCGACAGCAGGTTTCGGCATCATTCGAATGAAAGCATCGTGGATTTGGGCACAACGAGAAAGGACAGAAGATGAAGGGCGTAACGCTTAAGGACCTCGGACACACAGTGGGCGATCTTGTCGTCTACAATTCTGACGATGAATCTACGGGTGGTGTCATCTACCAGATCTCTGAAAACTGTGATCCAGTCACACCTGCTAGCGTCAAGAAGACGTGGCCGCAGCAGGAGTTTGACGAAAAAGGCAAGCGCATTCCACCGATGAAGATCGCTGGGTATGTTCGTCTCAAACCCATGTTCGAGTTTTTCCCGACGAATCGTGGAAAGCAGCCCAAAGGAAAGGGCTCGACGGTCCTCGTATATCACAGCCAGATCGAACGTGGCATGAAGAAGATCGACATCACGACGCTGGGCGTCAAGTACATGGAACTTGGCAACATGATTCGCAACGTTGCAGTTGCGGCTGGTTTCGAGGTCGCACTGTCAGAGTGAAGTCTGTGCACGTGTGCTGTAGAATCAACACATGGCAAAGAAAGAACGCGTTCCTGGCAAGCCCTGGAGCGATGAATCACTGTACGAGCAACTTTCGACTCCGAAAAAGAAAGATGAAGCAGAACTTGCGCTAGCGGCGTTCGTTGCAGGCGTCGAGGCCCTTCGGAAGGAATGCGGCGTTCCTGAAGTCCTGTTGGCATGTACGTGTCACGTGGTCAATGACGCAGGTGAGCAGATCCCTTCTCCTATCTCGATGCTAGCACTTGGAAATCCGGATGTCGCAATCGAACTCGGCGCAATCGTCTTCAGGAAGTACACGCTTCCCGCTATCAAACGAGGAGAGGCGCTCCGCGCTTCAGCTGCCGGAGAAGTCGTCGAAGATTGAGCGATTGACGCACGGTTTCTGGGTCTCGATCACGTCAATCAAACCTGGAGACATGTTTTCACAGTCACTCACTGCGGGGACATATGGGCTATGTGTCAGTCTTGAAACTAGGACGAAAGACGGTCATTTCGAAATAGACGTTCTCTGGCTCTATAATGACCGCATTTACGAGCTGCGCTACATCGGTGGTGCAACGGTGATGATTCCATGAGTAAGTCAGCCTGGATGTGTGACATTCAGCCGGGTGACATGTTTACACCCATCATTTCGTCCAGTCCGAAGTTTGGCATGTGTGTTTCAATGCGATCATACGAACGATCAAATGGAAGACCGGGTATTTTAGTGCTCTGGTTGTATGGAGATTCACAATTACTTGAACTTCCGTGCGCACTCAACGAACCGGTGCTCATCCCATGAGACCGACTGACACACGAGGAAAACCCGGACAAATTGTCCTAGGACGAGGCGTCGAAGCAATCACGACGTGGAGTATGCCGCCCATGGGCTCGGGAAGTCAATCAGTCATCGCAGGTCGTTCAGCACCGGGCGCGCTTGGAATCATTGTGTGTGTCGCGTCTGAATACAAAGCGTATACCTACGTACTCTGGTCGAAACCATGCATTGCGGGTTGGGTCAGTGACGGTCTACTTCGAGTAGTGTGACAGTCTTCGGCCCACCATGGTAAAATGATACATGGCCGCGAAAAAGAAGACTCTTGGTGTGCAAGTCGATGTTATCCCCACGTCCTGTGACGAGGCTTTCGCTGAGCTCACTCGCCGAGGATATGACTTGATGGCGATCAATCGCTATGCGAAGGCCGCAAAGTCGTGGCTCGTCAAGGATTCTCCTGAATGGAACGTTTGGAAGCAGGTCGAAGTGAAGACGACCAGCGTCGAGGTGTGATTCATGTTTGAGCGTTCCGACATTCTGTTGAATCTTGACGAACAAGTTCCTGCAGATCTTGTACGTCGCATCAACAGCCAAAAGCGTCTGTCAAAAATGGCACCACCTCCGGGCGCGGAAACGCGTCGTTATTTAAATAACGACCGTGTTCACATTAGCGGATCGTACAACGCTCCAGGTATTGATCCCGACAAACTGTTTGATTGGCGCAAGCTCGAAGCTAGAACATCACAACTTCAAGAGCGTTATCTTGAGTGTCAAAATGTGTTTTGGGGGACACTGAAAGAACTTAGCGTCAAGGCAAAGAAAGCAGGCGCAAAGAAAGTTTGGATCTATGACGAACATCAGCCAAACTATGTTCAGGTGTACGACGATGGTGGGCTAGGTTCTGAGGACTACAATCGTCTCGTCAAAGAATCGATTGGCAACCCTGAAAAGAAAGCCCTTGTTATCAAGGGCGATGCCACGCGCAAACTCAATGCTTTGCGAGCTCGCGAACTTACATGCATGCGGCGATGGGGCGTGTACCAACGTGCGTTCCAGTACGCTGTTGAAGCACGACTCAAGGATATCGTTCAGAACAAACTTCGCGTTTCCGAGATTCGGTATCATTACTACAAGAAGGGTGTGTTTTCTCTGACGAACGAAGACAGAACGTACATCATCACAACTGATGAGCACGGTGTTTTCAAGTGGGAAAAGTACGTAACAATGTGGTGTGTATGAAAAAGCCTTTATTCGTTCCAGGCGACGTTGTCATTGTTGAGCTTTCTCATTGGCCTCCCAAGTCTGACAACAAGATCACAAGGACGGGTCTTTACGCACGTCCTGGACTTCCGATCACGGCCAGTGGAAATGTCGATGGTGAACTTGCTCGCATCGACATGCAAGAAGCACTCAATCGTGAGCTCGTTGGTGCCCTGAACGTTGGCGACCAGTGCCTCGTGGTGGCTGCGAGTAAATTCGATGATGACGGCAAGTGGTATTACCTTCTGAACAACTCGAAGCCTCGTGGGTTCGGCTGGACCCGCTGTGGTTTCCGCATGAAGAAACTATGATGAAATTTCTACAGCGATTCTTCCGTCGCAAGAACAAGCTTCCCACCGCTGTCGCGATTGCTGCACAAAATTCGCCTTTGTTCGCAGGCCGATGGGTGGAACGCGCTCCCTACTGGCGTGAACTCGACGTCAAACAACCAGACGGAACGTCTATTCACTATTCGGGTTGGGCGCGATCATTCTTTCGCCCTGCGCCGAAAGGATGGCATAGCATGTTTGGAAGTGAAGCAGCTGAGTTCTCATTCGGACCTCGTGGTGCAGTTCCTTACTGCGGTTTCACTGCGTACACTCAGGACGGAATGGGTGACGAATCTGGACATGCGTGGGGAACTCCTGGTTTCGTCGGCTCAGGCGACGTGTTGACGGATGATGAAGTGAAAATTGGCGATCACGTCCTTCTTAAGGGATGTGATGAGGACAAGTTCGCTAGCACGATGAAAGTCGACATCGACAGGACACTGAGGTCATTCGGTTGGAAGCTTGAAGAATTCGATTTTGATGACAAGCACATTGCTTACGGTTCTTGCAAGAGGATTGCTTGATGGGACGCAAGCAATTACGATCAGGTGACCTCCTCGTTGCATCAAAGGCGATTGATCTCAGCTTGTGGAAGCACTGCAGCGGGAACATGGATTCATCTGACATCGTTGTCGTGAAATTCAAGTTCGGAACGTTGCTCGGTTGTGCACATGTTCACGATCCCGAAGGTCATCGTCTAGGAGCAGTCAGGGCACTAGTGCTCGATTCAGCAACGGGACGCCTCGGCTGGTGCGACATTCGCTACATCAAACGCGCGGATTGACAATGTTTCTCAAAGACAGTGGACAGCTTTCACGTCAATGGAATGAGGCAAACCGCGAACGTGCGATTGAACTCAATGACATGTTGGACGCATGCGCTTCATTGCATGAGATGCGACTTCTCTTCAAGACGTTCACCAAAGAGGAACAGAACGGTCTGTTGTTTGAGTACGGTCAACGCCGCGAGAATGAGCGAGCGCCTGTTGGATCTCTCGTCAAACACGTGCACTCTCACGGCGTGCGAATTGTTGCAGAACTGTCCGATCGCGTGATTCACACGACATACAAGGGAGTCGCCGTCGTAGTAGGACAGGACGGGTACGGAGGTTGCAGGCGTTATTTGATGTTGCAACCTCCATACGTCGTAGAAGCTACTGGCGCAGTCATTCATTTTGCTGAAGCTGCATCAGCCGGACTTGAGGTTGTCAAATGAACGAGAAATTATCGTTGTGCATGATATGCCGCGACGACGAAGAGAACGTCGCTCGGATTGTCAAGAATGCACGCCCATGGGTAGGTGAGATCGTCATCATTGACACTGGATCTTCTGATGATTCCGCGAAGGCTGCGTTGTCTGCCGGTGCTGATGTCGTCAGAAAAGCACCCGAGTTGTTGACTGACGGGATGCTGCGATCGTTCAGCGAGGCGCGTACTCGTTCTTTTGAACTCGCAACACGACCATGGCGACTGTGGCTTGATACCGACGATGATCTGTCAGACTGGGACCTCCTACCTCAACTCATCGACCACTGTGAAAGACTGCGGAATGACGAGGGCCGAAAAGGTTTGAGCGTCACAATGTGGTACGACTACAGCTGGACAGACGACCGCTCAAGGTGCACGCAGTCGTTCACACGTGAACGAATTGTTCATGCCGATGATGGTTGGACGTGGCACAGGCCAGTGCACGAGTATCTCGGCAGAGAAGGCGAACATACACGTCTTGAGCTGGGGAACGATCAGATCCGCGTCATTCACATGTCACGTGGAGCACGAGGTCTTGTCAGCGATCGAAACCTTCGCATCCTACAGCACTGGGAGAAGACGACGGGTCCGACCGAAGATCCGATCGCATTGTACTACTACCTCGGCGATGAGATGTTGAATCGCGAGCGTTTTCAGGAGGCCTTCGACTACTTCATGAAGGTCCCGCAGCACGCAAAGGGTGGATGGTGGCGCGCAAGGTCTGAATTTCGAGCGGCTAGGTCTCTCATGATCGCTGAACGCTACGAAGAAGCAGCTGAACTGTTGACGAATGTGATCAAAGCGACGCCTGAACATGCACACCCGTATTGGGAACTTGCCCGCGCGCTGAGCATTCTTAAGAGGACTGACCTCGCAGTCGAAGCAATGCGCGCCTCGTTTGACAAGACACCCATCATGGGCGAAGACATCGGTCTACGTGACACGATGATGAGTCACCTCGGCATCGTGAATGACAAAAAGGTTGTAGTTTAGCCGCTTAAAAGAATAGAATCTGGTCACATCACGGTGGTCAGAGGACCAACGGAACGTGGAAAAGGAAAAAGAAAACACACATGGCAACTATCGAAGAGACTGGCGCACGACGCAATCAGGATCTCGTTCTGACGATGAACGAGTATGCACACATCACTGACGAAACCAAGGGCGAAGTCAGCATCTACGTCGGCCCCAACAAGGCGAGCCTCGCAGGGTCAGACCGACCTTCGCTGTTCGACAAGAAGTCGAACCGTTTCAAGGGCGTGTCCCTTGAGGCAGCGATTCAGGCATTCCAATTGGCTGAGGAAGGTGCGTACATCGTCCTCGAAAACCCGGCTGATGACGAGAAGAACAAGCACCCAGCTGGAACTGGAAAGATCACCAGTCCGCGTCTTCAGACTGGAAAGAAGGTCAACATCCCGGGTCCTGCGAGCTTCGCGCTCTGGCCCGGTCAGAATGCCAAGATGCTTCAGGGTCACAACCTTCGAAGCAACGAGTTCGTCCTGGCTCGAGTCTACGACGAGGAGGCCGCGAAGGCGAACCACTCGAAGGCCGTCATCAAGACGCAGACTGATGTCGGTTCTGAGACCACGACCGATCCGGTGAAGCCGGGTGCAAAGGCGAAGACCGTTGCAGGCGAGTCTCGCACTCCGAGCGACATTCCTTCCGAGAAGGAACTGACGATGGGCAAGCTCTTCGTCATCCGAGGCACCGAGGTTTCGTTCTACATTCCACCGACCGGCATCGAGGTTGTCCCCGAGCACGTCAACGGCGAGGACCGCTACGTTCGCGAAGCAGTTACGCTTGAGCGCCTTGAGTACTGTCTCCTCCTCGATCAGAACGGCAACAAGCGGTATGTCCGCGGACCCGCCGTCGTCTTCCCTCGTCCGACTGAGAAGTTCGTCGAGGCGCCCATCAAGTCCAACCCGGAGAAGGCGAAGGCCAAGAAGTTCCGTGCACAGGAACTGACTCCCACGAGCGGCATTCACATCCGCGTCATCGCTGACTACACCGAAGACGATGGCACCCATCGCAAGGAGGGTCAGGAGCTGTTCGTCACCGGTGCTGAGCAGCCTGTGTACTTCCCCCGTGAAGAGCACGCCATCATCAAGTATGGTGAGCAGGATGTCCACTACGGCATCGCAATTCCGTCGGGTGAAACCCGCTACGTCCTCGACCGCAACAGCGGCGTCATCTCCGTCGAGACTGGACCGAAGGTCTTCCTTCCCGACCCCCGCAGTCAGGTGATCGCTCAGCGCGCTCTTCCCCTGAGCCTGTGTTCGCTGCTCTACCCGGGCAACGAAGAGGCACTCACGATCAACGCAGCCCGGCTCGGTCTCGATGAGCAGGACATCATGGGAGTGGGTGGTGCCAACGCGGCGTTTCTCAATTCCAGCTACACCCGCGGCGTCGAGGACGAGAACTACGGTGCAGTGGCCGCAGTCGCAACACCCGATGGCGGACGTGGTCGCATTCTGATCCGTGCAGCGAGCAAGTCGCTTCCAGGTGAGGCATTCGATCGCAAGAACAAGTTCACGGCTCCTCGCAGCGTGATCCTCAACACCAAGTACGACGGTGCTGTTCAGACCACGCTCTGGACGGGCTATGCGATGCTCCTCGTCAGCAAGTCTGGCAAGGTCGGCGAGCGCCGAGTCATTCAGGGACCTGGAACGTACACGCTCGAGTACGACGAGTCTCCGCAGGTTCTGACGCTCTCTCGCGGCAAGCCCAAGAACATGGACAACCCGTTGAAGACTGTGTTCCTCCAGACCACGGCCAACATGGTGTCTGACATCGTCGAAGTCGAGACGAAGGACTTCTGCAGACTCAACGTCAAGCTGTCGTACCGCGTCAGCTTCGAGGGTGATCCGAACGCATGGTTCAACGTCGACAACTACGTCAAGTTCCTGTGTGACCACATGCGAAGTCGCATTCGGTCTGCCGTCCAGAAGCTCGGTATCGAGAAGTTCTACGGTGAGCACACGGATCTCCTCCGAGACATCGTCCTCGGAACGTCTGTCCCGGCGAAGGGCGACAAGGAGGGAGCAAAGGCGTCGCGTCCTGGTACTGCGTTCACCGAGAACGGAATGCGAATCTATGACGTCGAGGTTCTTGGCGTCGAGATGCAGAACCCCGAGGTCGAGAAGATGCTCGTCAGCGCTCAGCGCGAGGTCATTCAGAACACGCTGGTCCTCGCCGGCGAGCGCCGCAAGCTCGTCTACGTGAAGGAAGCCGAAGAGCTCAAGCGAGAGACGGAAGTCGCCCGCGCTGAGACTCAGAAGGCGACCTACGAGCTTCAGGCGTTGAACGCTAAACGCAAGATGGATCTCGACATGACCATCATTCAGGCGAATGCTCAGACGCAGATGACTCAGGCTCTGAAGGAGCTCGAGGCGACTGAGGCACGGACGAAGATCAGCCTTGCACAGGAACAGGCGACTGTTGCTGCATCGCAGATTCAGTTCGAGCAGGAGAGCAAGGAGCGTGAGGCCAACCTCGCACACGATGCGAAGGCACAGGAGCTCAAGCTCAAGGAGATCACGGCCAACGTGGCCGCGGTCGTCGAGAAGTCGAAGGCAATCAGCCCCGACCTCGTCGCTGCACTTTCTTCCTTCGGCGAGCGCGCCATGGTCGAGAAGGTCGCGGAAGCAATGGCACCGCTCAGCATCCTCTCCGGAGGAAAGAAGAGCGTCCTCGAGATCCTGCAGGAGCTCCTCAAGGGCACCACGCTGTCGAACCAGCTGCAGTCGGTCATCGACAAGCCCAACGGCGCCGCCAAGGCACTCTCGGCTCGCGGCTGATAAACCACAACACTGAACACAACGGCCACATGGGTTATCCTGTGTGGCCGTTGTGGTTTAAAGTTAGACAGAAGCCATGCGCGTTCACATCTTCAAAACAGGAGATCCTGAGTGTCATCGCTGGACAGACGTCCAAGCAGGTGACATGGTACGCTCGTCTGGGACACTGGCATATAGTGCCAACATGTTTGCAAATAGGACATCAACAACCAACTGTTACACAATGGGAGGCGAGGTAAGCAAGGCACTGCTTCTCGTCATGTCACGTTTTGAAGGCATCCCAGGTGAACCCGAGAATGATGACTGCGTCACCTTTGTCTGCATGTCACGTCACGGAGTACTCGTCATCGTGCAGTACAAGTCAAAATGACACTCACAAAACGAAAGCGCCTGTACTTGGAATCAGCAAATCCCGTGCCTGGCGACATCGTCACATACGGCACGCCACGTCAAACTAAGCGGGCAATGGTCATCGGATTCGAGACTGAACGTCTAGAAAAACTCGTTGTCATGACATGTGACGGACGCATTGGAAGTCTGTCATTGAACAATGTTACTTCAAGGAATTGGGACGATGAAGATTGTGACGTATAGTGACGCTGAGTCACTTCGATTTCGACCGATGAACAACGCGGTCTGGTTCAGGCCTGGCACGATGATCACAACAGCAACACCGTCAAATGTCAGGGGCATCATCGTTGCTGTGAATGGCAAACGTAATAATGGGTTTGAGATGACAGTACTGTGGTCAGTCGCACCGAGAAACGTCCCTGATCTTAGGGACTACATATGAGCATCGAACATTACGTCGGTCGAGACTGTGACATGTTCGAACCCGTCAATCGATATGACGTGTTTGCTCCCGGAGCAGTCATCACCAACAAGGGAATGCCGCACTACATGCGTGGCATTGTGATTTCAAACATTGAGACATGGAGCGGCGAACGTGAGCTCGTGGTGCTCTGGTCTGTCGCCCCCAAAGATTTACCAGCCATAGACAACTACATGGGCGTGTGAGGAATATTCGTGAGCCAACTAAAGACATACAATTTACCCGACCTGATTGCTGTCAACTTCACCACTGGCGCCCAAGGGGGTTTACCGTGGAAAATGTTGAACACCATTGAACCCGGTGAACCCGTACGTCATAAGGATGACCCGAACTCATATGGCATGTGCCTGTCCCGACGCTGGGGACCTGACGACAAGCCGATGCAGATCGATGTCCTGTGGTCAAAGCAACCTGACATCCTCGACATTCAGGTTCAACAGATTACAGCAACCACACGCAAACTTCGAGCAAAATGGTCTGCTGAAATCATTGAAGAAAAGTTCTATAGTGACATGGCATCTGGCGAGCTTGAAGCGCTCAACAATGAACCGGGTGTGAAAGATGTCATATTTCAACACGATGTCGCGTATGGTGGCGACACAAAGGTGACAATCAAACGCGTCAATCCAGAACCTGATCCCGATGAGTCAATTTATGTGCCCGGGCTAAACGGTCAAGTCAAGTTCAGACGGTGATTCATGAACTTCTGTCAAAGACGGTGTAAGATGCTGTTACCATGCATCACTAGTTATGGCAGAACGCTTCGAAACCCAATCCCGCCGACAGGTTCAACGCCGATTTCCACCAGGCAGCTATGCAATCGGTGAGTCTCGCTATGCCCTTTACCTTATTATCGCATGGACACAGCTTCCTGCAGTCAAGCGACTTGACGGCACGATCAGAAACGCCTCCAGTTGGGAGGCGACTGTCGTGGTAGGTAATGCCCGCATCGAACATCTGCGCTGGGAGAGCGTCCGCGGATGCTGGACTATCGAAGAATGGGAGGAATGCTGTGCTTCGTGAAGAGTACATCGATGACCTTGCCCGTGCTGGATTGATTAGGTCGAATGACTACTGGCTACCGAAACCGGGTGACCGTGTCTGTCTCGAGCCTCTTGGTCTCAAGTCAGAAGGTATCATCATTGCCGTGTACCCACATAATCCTGAGTGCGGCGACAGAGCGCTAGTTCTTTGGACGATTGATGTGTCAAAAGGAGCGAGGACGCTGGCAGAGGTCACACGCAACATGGCACGGCAGATTGCGGATGAGCAAGACAACGAGATCATGAAAATCCTCGACTCATTGAATGAGGATGCTTAATGAGAGTCAAGACGTACGAGCACCCACTCGAACATGCGATCCTTCCAGTCTATGACCTCGAGCCCGGCAAGTTTCTTCAGCCGGGCGACTGGGTTAGACATGCCGACTGGACTGATAGTCTCGGTGTGTTGATTGCGAACAATGACGACTCTCTCACTGTTCTATGGTCCCGATTTCCTGGTCCGAGACAGCAGATCTTCAACAATCCGCTCGGCTCTCAGTCTTCAAATTACTTCGAGGTAGGTTACGTCTTTGCTCCATACGTTCCTCAGCTGAAGACGCCAACAATCTTCACACCTGAGGACTTTGCTCCCCGAAAAGGAATCATGACGCGCTACGGCAAGAAGCAGATCAATGCGTCGTACTACGGGACCGTCAGCGTCATTAACATTGCGAGCGGAAGCACATGAGCATCAAGACGTATGCGTGGCCGGCAAGTGATAACATCCTGCAATGGGACACGTCATGCAATGCATTTCATTCTGCGCCCGGCGAAAGGGTGTTTCATCGTTCAACGCCAAAATGCGCCGGCATTCTGATCGCAAGAACCGAAAAGACGGTAACGATTCTTTGGTCGACGCCTCCACAAGTTCCCATGTTCGACGATGCCGAACAGTTTGCAGGCTGGACTGATGCAACTTAAAACGTATGAAAGTGCGGGCTATGCTGAGTGGCTGAAGGGCATCCGACGCGTCGATCCGTTTGGTCGCAAGGATGTTAACACTTCGCATCTTCCCAAGCGCCCGGGCGACACGGTTGAACACGCCACAGATCACGGTCGCGGCATTCTTATCGCAATCAATGATGACAATGTCACCATCCTTTGGTCGGTTGCGCCTGATGATCGCATCAGCCCATTCACAACAATTGCGATGCCTAAGGTACGGCGCGTTTACGGTGGGTTAATCGCCAATCAACTCGTTAGCGTTCAGCCGATGAGCATGCCTTCAAGTCTCATCTTCTATCTCGACTATGCGTACGGCGAAGACGCTGAACTCAAAAAGAAGTGTACAGAAGGACCAATTCACAAGAAACTGTTCTGGAGAACATGGCGATGCCTGAAGAAATCCACCCTATCACTGCGATCGTCATTGTCGTCCTACTGGCGGCGCTTGCGCATCAAACAATTACCACCAGCCGTGCCGAACGCAAACAACGACGTGATCGATGCCGACTTGAAACACCGACTCATAGAGAAATGGATGAAGAACAGTGTCCGTCCACCTTGAGGTCTAGACGTTAGGTCCACAATGTCCCACGAGAAAACATGACACCGGCCAATGGTGTAATCCATACTGTCACACTAGCGAATATAATGTACCGTGGTGACACAGGGATTACAGTAAAACATGGTAACAATTCTAGTCACTCTTGTTGTTGTTGGTGTCGTCGCTTGGCTCGTCAACACGTACGTTCCTCTTGCTGCTCCGTCCAAGACCGTCTTCAACGTCGTCCTTGTCCTGGGTGTTTGTCTTTGGCTTCTTTCAGCGTTTGGAGTCATCGGACCGATGCCTGTGTTGCATACTTGCTGAAAACGTGATACAATAGAACCATGTCTCAAAACATGGTGTCTGGTAACATCGTAGTTGCACCGCCTAAGGATACACGATGGGGAGAGCCCTACGAGTTGTCCTTAGGCGATTTGTGCATTTGGGTCGGCAGCCAAACAGAATACTCACCGCTGAGCAGACGTGTCATCTATCAAGTCATCGATAAGGAAGACGCAGCGACGAGTTCGTGGTCAAAACATGTGTACAAGTTGGCACCAGCGTTTGACCTGGAAAATCCGATTGGAACATCTGTCGAACCTGTGTCACATAATGGCACACGTGACATGAAGCGACTGAGCCTCCTCGACATAGCAACGATACGTTTGCACTACGACAACTTCATCAAACAGTGGGCGCGCCATGCAGGTCAATGTGACCCTGACGATGTAAGATGAGGTCGGGTTGTCGACCCAATGCCTGGTGGCTTCGGCGCAACGTGTCTAAAGTCTACCGCCTGATACCTGGCGTGGGCAGAGGACTTGATCCTCGCACGAACGGGTCCTGCCCGACATACGGTTCTTCAGCATCTGGTGGCACGGGTCCGTAGCATTCCTCTGGGGTCAGCATAGGCTCTCGCAGGTGTTCAGGTAGAGCGTCCCAATCGTCCTCGGTGTCGATGCCCTTCGCGGTCATGTTTCCGATGGCTTCACGGGAATTGATGTCAGGTGACATGGAATCACGCATGTCGGTGCCGTGCATGCGAGTGCTGTCCATCCCAGCAGCTTCACGAAGCATCCTCCGTAGCGTTCCCATCCTGATCTTCATGTCATAAGTAGGTCAGTAAAGCAGATCAGGCTTTAGGATTCCGAATCGGGAGTTGAGACTGATGACGGTGTCTTCATCAAGCCTTGTATTGATGTGAACGCCCGTCATGCCTAGGCTGAGCAGGTGCATCAGGACTTCTGTCGCTTTGAGACCATGGTCCCTAGCATAGTCAGCCAGCGTGAACACAGGCGTCTCGAATAGGTCAACCTGAGGTCGAAGACTTTCAGCGTATTCACGCCCTCGCGCAAGAATTTCGATGTTCGACTCGATGGGTGTAAGCGGTTCAGTGGGCACCACAGAAGACACGGGCCCAGGCGCAATAAGCTCGAGCATTGAATCGACGCTAACACGTACACATTCTTTCAGTATCGATCGCTTGATGAACCGCGATCGACCAATCAAGCGAATCTCTGAGTAGCTATCGCTCATGATGATGCCGTGTTTGGGATGAATGGTGACCCATCGACCAGAACCACGCAATTCATCAATGTTCTTAAGACACCACTCGACATGCCACCCGTTCTTGTGACGTGCTTCAACTTGCTTGTCATACTTTCGACCAAACGGAACACTTCTAATTGCGCCAAGTGCCTTTGTAATCTTCTTCGTGTTGACGCGCTTTTTCTTTGATGCCATCAGATGGCTCCACACAACACGATGCGATTGTCTGTACGTGAGTTATTTTCGATGGTGTCATACGCGTCTTCAAGGCTTTTGCATTCCGCCTCAAGGTGTGCGACAGATGCTTCGAGCATCTTCTTTTCTCGCTTGAGACGTCGATTTTCTTCGAGGAGTTCAGTACACCGTTCCTGTGTCGACTTCATGTTCTTGCGAAGTGCACGGACTTCATCAATGACCATGCCGGCCAAATCGATTTCGTCAAGTTCAGACTTCAAAGTTTTCAACTGTTCGTCAGTCATGTTTCAATGTAATCTAGCAGTGCGCTATAGTACAATGTATACATGAGTAGGACAATCTTGATAGGCGACCTGCATGGTTGCTATGATGAAGCGGTTCATCTCCTTGAGAAGTGCAAAGTCACTGCAGCAGACCATGTCATCTTTGTCGGTGATTTGGTTGACCGTGGGCCCGACAGTGGCAAGTGTGTTGACCTTGCAATCAGGCGTGAGAAGATTCAAGAAAAGCCCGCCGCAATCCTCGGCAATCACGAAGAGAAGCACCTCGACTATGAGGACATCGTGTCTCGATTGGGACGCCCTCCTCATCAGATGCCACCGACCCACGTTGCAACGCGCATGCAACTGACAAAGGAACACTACGAGTACATGAGGCGCATGCCTTTGTACCTACGAATTCCTGAGCACAACGTCGTTGCTGTCCACGCCGGCGTCTTTCCAGGTCGAACGATCGAGAAACAGGACCCACGTCACCTGCTTCACATTCAAATGATCAACCCGCAGACGAGTGATAAATCAATGTGGGCTAGCAGGGTACCGCCTAATGAGAAAGGCTGGGAATTCTGGCACCGCTTCTGGGACGGTCCAGAGCGGATCGTGTTTGGCCACAGCGTCCTTGACAGGCCTCTCATTCGAGACAAGGCTGTCGGAATCGATGGCGGAGCATGCTTCGGTATGGAGTTGTGGGCGTTCATTCTACCAACAAACGAAATTGTCAGCGTGCCAGGTTCGAAGGCACGTGGAAACAAAAACCGATCGCCCATCATCATTGATGGGAACGTAGGAACTTACTGATGAAACCCGGAACTCGAGTGAAGATGTCTGAAACGCTCAAGCGTAAGTTCATTGGACAGTGCGCTGATGGACACCGTGGTCCGTTCGAACAGAACCACGGAAAGCATCCGTCATGTTGGGGATGCTCAACAGAACACGTTCTGGAGTTCGGCAATTGCGTCGGGATCGTTCAAGGACCCGCTGAACCACAGTTGAATTGGCCTGAGGTAGACGTCAGATGGCAGCCCAGCAACCTGCGTTACGCGTATCTTCCAGAAGACCTAGACGTTATCGCTTGCGTGTGAACAGAGGCTTCCATACGTTTTGCCAGTCACCCGCTAGTACGATCGACACACCAAACATGACAGTTAAAATTGTCATGATGAGTGAACCACCTACATGACCTTTCGTGATCATGAATACTGTCATTGCTAGCGAACCCAGCATCATCAGAAGCGAAAACGCTGCACCCATGTATCTTGCCATGGATCTACATATCCCAGTCCTTGGCTGTCATCACTGAATCTTTGGCATCTTGTTCGTGTTGGGCGGTAATATGAGCATCAGATATCATGAAGTTGGTCGTCATGCCCATCATCAAAAATAATGCGCCGACGTCATCTGTCCTGCCACGATCCCACAACCACATCATGACAACGCCTGAGATGATAGCGATCAACGCTAGCACCAACCACTTCATCAGATGTGTCGCCAGGTGACTCGCCCGCGGCTTGTGTCGTAGGGAGACACCTCGACAGTGACATTGTCGCCCGGAAGTAGGCGGATGTGATTCATCCTGAGCTTGCCGCTCAACGTTGCGAGAACACGCAGTTCATTGTCACAGACGACCTTGAATAGAGTCCCGGGCATGCATTCTTCAATGACGCCTTGAAATTCCATTCGATCCTCCCGTGTGTCCTGATCTGTCGTCGACCCGTACGCCTGCTTGCGCTTTTTCTTGCTCATCGTATTCGTCATCGTCCTTTGCTTGTTCTTCTGCGTCGCCCAGTCCGGGCGGTGGTTCTGGGGGCTCACTGCCGCACCTGCTAGCCAGCGATGCGTTCAACATGTCGGTGTCGAGGCCTGATTCTCTGATGAGGCGACGGAGCTGTCTGATGGTGAGTTTCACTGATCTACATAGGCCACTTTCGACCCGCAAACGCCCAGGTTGATGAGCATGATGCTGTTGTCAAGCGCCCAGTCGGCGGCAATTTCATATGTTCCTTCTTCGAGGTCAACACAGATCGTCTGTCCGAAATCAGTGGGCTTTGTTCTGCCAGAGGGGATGTCGAACGACATCGCTTCAGGGTCATCCTGTTCGCCGACCTTCAATTCCTTCAACTCGCCGTAACCAGTGAGGAACACAATGTCGCCTGATTCAGGATGTCTCCCAGCTGCCAGCACTAGCTCGCCGCGATTCTTCGCGCTGCTGGCTTCGAGGTATTCGTCTAGCGGAAGCACGTTCATGTACTCGGGAAGTTCAACTGTGACAGGACCGTCGACATGAAACGCCGAGTTCCCTTCAAGAACAAGTTCCATTCCTTGAATGTAAGCCATGATGCGTTAGGTGTATTGTTGAATCATGTGGACGAAGGTCGAACGTGGCATCGGGTATACTGCTCTGACAATCGCTGTTGTGATATCACTGACAGCGGGAATACTTATCAACCGGACTCCTGCTCACGCAGCGTCCGGTTGTCAAGAGGTCGTCGCTGTCATCGAGCAGAAGGGGAACGTCTTGGCAACATGTCCGACCGGCACCTACATCGAAGTCATGACAATGGACGACGCGGAAGTTGTCGTGTGTCGATGTGGAAAGAGACGGGAGCCAATTATCACCGATGATGTGCCCCAACTCGTGCTACCCCCACCCGCCCAAGCACTACCGAACCCAGAGCCACTGCTAAAAGACGACGGCCGCGGCAGCATCCAGCTCTGACAATACATGCCTCCATTATCGTTCTTGATTTTCTTCGGCCTTTTCGCCGCATCGCTCATCTGCCTCATCCTGCGTAGCAGGAAACCATCGTTACACATCAATGAACACAAGTTCTTGATTGATGTAATGCATGGCGAGTGTCCAATATGCAGTTCAGAACACGATAAGTTCAACTGCAGAGAGTGCGGGTTCAATGTCGCTGCCTAGCTATTCGAATGGCAGCGCTCCTCCCGGTTCCGGGTGCATTGGTCTGTTGGCTCGACGAAGTCGCTGGCGATTCTGACAAGCCGCGATGGCGGATGGGCTTCATCGTCCACCTCGACACGTTCTTCAACACGACTTGCTATACGATGACAGTCATTGAGGAAGAACGTCTCAAGACGTGGACGCTGTTCAAACAGGACAATGGAAACCTCTGGCGTGTGACCCACGCAAAATGATGGTGTACTGTTAGGCTATGTCGCCCGGTGCAATGCTTGTATTCAACGGAATTGTCGCAGGAACACGAGGAACGTGTCTTGTTTTATCGGTTGAACCGACAAAGAACGATCCCTGGAAGTGTGACGTCACTGTGTTGGGACAACACAAGCTTTACGATGTGAAACTTGACTACCGTGATGAAGATAATCTCTGGTGGTACGTCAGCAAAAAGCCCTGGCCGTGACGTCGTACATCATGTCAACCGTTGACACTGATTCGTGGTGGTTGAAACGTTTGGCACCCGGAACGATGTTGTCATTGAAGTCATTGCCGACGTTAGGTTTCTGGCTCGTCTATAACATTGAGGTATCTCGCTTTCCAGGCAACTGGCGCCGCATCATCATTGACCTCGTCGATCCTAGACAACGTCTTACACGTGTTGACATTGAATCTTCAGCGTTTGACGATCGCTGGCAGGTGATCTGATGGCTGACGCACTCGAAGCTTTGGTCGGCGATATGGTTATGGCGCGTTGTCCTATGCGTTCATGGGAAAGCGAACATGAACGAGGCAACAATGGACGATGGATCGCAACGGGCGAACAGGCACTAGTCGTGGCATCGTGGACAGAAGGAAATCAACGGCGATTCAAGGTCCTTCGCGACAATCGAGTGATGCTATTCTCGATGAGTTTTTGGCTTGTCTCGACCAACTGGGAGGTTATCATGCGGCCGACAAGGTTACCAACCTCGCCCGGCACGTGAATAATCCTGGGTCAGCCGGAGAGCCGTCCGAACAGCCGGCTAGGGTCAGCGTACCGGCTCGGGTCCATGACCTTGTCGGATGACACGTGATAGATGCGACAGTCGTTCAACATCACGAGGATGTCAGGTCTGGCGTCGCTTTCATCGTCGGTGTCAGGAATTCTCCATTGATGAGACTCGCCGACGACCAGGCCCAACGTGGGACGCTCGACCCACTCTGTTGACTCTGACTTGAACAACCTGATGAGTGCACCGCCCTGGACGATGCATAGCATGCCGGGTGTGAATTCAACGTCTGACACTGCTGACCTGCGTCGGCATTAGCGGACCTTGAATTTTGCCATCAGTGAACATCACCCAGTAAGACCAGCCGTAGACGTTATCGAGGCCACGAACGTGAGCATCCGGAACGTTGTTCGACTGTTGTACAGAGATGACCATCGCAGGCCTGAATGACATTGCTGTCACGGGCTGCACCTCAACAAGATCACCTGTCAGAAATCGAGGGAGCATCGGTCTCTCACAGTATTCACATTTACATGGTCGACCATCAGGAGTGCGTCTGGCAAGTGCCACCTGAACTCCGACCGTTCTGGGTCCACTGACCACAGCACTAACCATTCTGGCACGGTGTTTTCATCACGTCCTATGACAATGCCCAACGTCTGAGCGTCGATTGACCAGCGTGCTCGTCGAACGACAAGCCCTCCTGGATGAAGCGGTGTTACGTCCATTGATCATAGGTAGGCAATCAGCGAGTGGCATACGCATGCGTTTCCGCTAGCGCTTCCGCACATTCGCATGCTTCAGTCTCAGTCGTCAGCACGTCTTCCTTTGCTCGGCGAGCGCGCCACCAGAGAACCGTCAATCTCCCGACCTGTGATGCGACCATCATCGTCATAACAAGGTACGCGCTAGCATTCACGAGGATCGCCACACCTGCTAGCACTGAAAGGCTCAAGACCGTCCCTGCCGCAGTTCCTGTTGCGGTACGCTTGAGGTCATACACCGTGCGAGCGTCGCGGTATGCACCGACCGCAAGACCGAAATCAGCGGCTTCTGCCTGTGACAGTGACTGCCAATCGACGTTGGACGTCATTGAACAGATCTTTTCATCAATATCAACCGACTGCATTGGGTGCTTCATTTGATGCCTCTTCAAAGATGACTGCGTCAAGAGAAAGGAACGTTGTGGCCACGCTGACGGCATTTTTCAGAGCACTGCGAGTGACCTTGACCGGGTCAATGACACCTGCCTTGACAAGATCTTCGTACATCCCAGTCGCTGCGTTGTAACCGAGCTGAAGTCCTGGTTGTTCGAGATGCGCCAACTCGTTGACAACAACGTCCGACGAAGTGCCGGTGTTTTCAACGATCTTTCTGAACGGTGCCTGACACGCCTTGACGACGACTTCAAGGCCGGCACGCTCTTCTGATGATAGTTCGACATCGACAAGCGCTAGTGCCTTTCCACAGACAAGAAGTGCCTGACCGCCGCCGGGAACGATACCTTCTTCTGCGGCAGCTCGTGTTGCATTGAGCGCGTCTTCGATGCGATACTTGCGTTCGATCATCTCGACTTCGGTTGCTCCGCCGACGCGGACGACTGCAACACCTGATGCGAGTTTCGCGACTCGCATGCGGAGCTTGATCTTTTCATCTTCTGCAAGCGTGACGTCTTCGAGCTGAGTGCGAAGTTCACTGACATGCTTGTCAACCGCGTCCTTTGTCGCTCCGGTACCGACGATCGTTGTCGTCTTAGCGTCGGTCACGAACTTCTTGCATTGACCCAGCTGAGCTAGCGTCATCTTCTCGAGCGAGACGCCCGTTGCACTGGACACTAACGTTGCGCCTGTCAGTGAACAGATGTCATTCAACAGCTCAGTCTTGTGCGGCCCATATCCGGGTGCCTTAATCGCGACAACGGGTAGCTGCGACTTGACGCGGTTGACGACGAGGCCTGTCATCGCATCGCCATCAACGTCTTCCGCGATGATCAGCAAAGGCTTCTGAGCACGCATCACCTGTTCGAGCAACGGAATGAGCTCCTTCAATGAAGACACCTTCTTGTCGCACACGAGGACGTATGCTCCTTCGTATGCAGCTCGCATCCTGTCTGCATCAGTGACGAAGTACGGTGACAGGTAGCCACGCTCGAACTGCATGCCCTCAGCGACTTCCATCGTCGTTGCCATGCCTTTTGCATCTTCGACAGTGATGATGCCATCACGCCCGACCTTGTCCATTGCCGCAGCAATCAGTCTACCGATCTCGGCATCTCCGTTTGCTGAGATGGTACCGACCTGAGCGATCTCGGCACTCGTAACAATCTTTTGGGCTCCGTTGACCAGCATCTCTTCAACAAGCTTCGCAGCTTTTTCGATGCCTCTACACACCAAAAGCGGACTGTACCCAGCTTCAACGAGTTTCAGACCTCCTTCGACGAGTGCAGCCGTCAAAACAGTCGCTGTCGTGGTACCATCACCTGCAACCTCGTTCGTCTGGCTTGCGGCCTCACGAATGAGTTCTGCACCCATTCGTTTGACAGGGTCTTTCAGCTTGATGCTGCGACTCACTGTGACACCGTCCTTCGTCACAAGTGGTGACTGTCCTGGACGCTGAATGAGCACGGTCTTGCCTCTCGGGCCTAGTGTGCATCCTACTGCGTCGGCGGCGACCTTGAGGCCGGCATAGAGTTGCCGACGTGCATCGCCGGAAAACAAGATCTGTGTTGTGGACTCGCCGTTCTGAAAACCGTTCATACTCCCATTCTATCAACGAGAGTACGTGTGTTCAGGCGCCTTTTGTCATTCTGAAATAGACCGCTGCACCACGACGCCAGGCAACTGCAATCAGACCTGCTTTGTAATCTTCTAGCATTGTCACCAGAACAAGCTTTTGCTGCGGGTCCTTCGTCTTCAGCGCATAACGCATCAACTTTTGTTCAGTGAAATCGAGTACGTTCTTTGATCCAGAGCGAGCATACATCTGAAACTCAGTGCTCGTCGCAGGTCTTTCGGGCATGCCGGCCACGTTTCTTGTTGCCATCGTAGAAATATGTAGGCCGCTCATGGTACGTACTCAAATGACAACACGCCGGACATACCGGCGTGCATCGTAGAAGCATTCGTTGTGATTTTGAGAGTCAGCTTGTTGGTGGTTTTCGAGGGAGTGTCCATGACATCATCTTGAATTTAAGTAACACTGACTTAGGGTTTTGATCCGCTCTTTCGAACCTTCACTTTCCTCAATAATGTGCGCGCGCGCCTCCTATCTTGCCGAAGTCGACCAATACTATGTCGTTGAAAAATCTTTCGTAGAATGGTCGCGCGGGACTGATCGCGGCAGTTTGACATGATATGATTGACGAGCTCACGCAAGTGTTTTGCCGGATTAAGTTTTTTCTCGTCGGCATAATCTTTTGGTGCGAGCTCCTTTGGAAGAACGCTGGGAGTTTTCAGCTCCCGAAATCTAAAGGGTCGCCGTCATCGTCATCCTCGTCATCATTACCATCGAGGTCAAGGTCACGGAGCGTGGGAAGATCAGCCAAAATTCCTGCATCCGGATCAAGCTCAGCGTTGGAATCGACTTCATCATCGCCAACACGGGCGTGCTTTCTTTTCTCGGTACCACTCGCAACCCGAAGCAACTTGATCATCCGCTTCATGCCGGCGTCATCGTTGTTGTCGGTTCGATAGTGGGCCAGTTGTTCAACACGCTTCGTCAGTTCCTTGACTGACTCTGCCGCGCCTTCGACTGACATGTACCTACGACGCTTGACGTACTCAGAGATGAATGCGATGGGCCAGTCTTTTACGATGGCGTACCCGTCAACGTACTCTCCAAGTACGTGTTTGACGACCTCTTCGTCCATTGCATCGATGAGCTCGAGCATGTCAATTCGACCAGGTCTTAGAAGCGCTTCATCGAGTGCGCCTCTGTTGTTGACCGTGGTGACGACGAGCTTGACCTTTTGCTGAAAGAACTCGAGCGTTTCCAGGAGTTTAGCCTGTCCACTGGCACGGTCGAAGTCATCAAGGATGACAGCGTCAGGCTCAAAGATCGCGATCGCCTCAAACAAGGTTGCATTATCGAGCCCTCCGAGGTCACCAATGCGGATACGGAACGATCTGAGGCCCATCAGTTCAACGATCGTTCTGGCTAATGTCGACTTTCCAGTACCGGGTGGTCCGTAGAACATGATGGAACGCGACACACCAGCATCGATGGGCTTCTTCAATTCAGTTGAAAGCTCTGTTGCTCGACGTGAGAGCTTGGACTCAAAAGCGTTGTCAACCTCAAAGATAACGCGACTGTCATCGCCTGACGTCATCATTCGAGCGTTCTTGCGCATGACTAGCGACTTGCCTTCAAACTGTTGCCACAACAGCTGTTTGATGAATGCTCGGGCCTCTTCAAGCCTCTCGGTCTGAACATAGATGTGGTCAACCGTCTGAAGACGCCCAGTATACGTCCAGCCCACCTTGAGACCACCGGGAAGCTGACACACTCTGACGAACGTGTTGTCTTCCGCGGTCTTGATGCGCTCATACGGGAACCTCTGCAGTACATGAAGCAACGTCTGATTGAAGTCAGCGCTGTATGCCTCAGTCCATTCGTCGCCGCCAAAATAGTCGTCGGCCCAGACTTCAACGTCCTCAATGAGAACCTTGCCCATGGAAAATGCTGACCTTGCAGCGCTCCACCACGTAGGTCTGTCAAGGAAAGGCGTCGCAGCACCGAACAGTTCAGTACCAAGCGAGAACGCGCGTTTAACCTTGCTAATGCTGAGGTAACGACGGAACTCGTCTAGCAACGTCGCACCATCGCGAAGTTCAAGTGCCGGATCTTCGTCGTTCATCCGTGCCGTCTTTTTTCCCATGAGCTTGTCTTCATCCTCCGGTGTAAGAATTCCACATTCAGCCTTGAACTGATCCCACGACGTACTCATTACGCTAGCATCACACCATAACGTGGAATTCGAGGTAGTGTTCGATCAACGTTATCACGAAGTGACATCTCGCCTGTGTTCTGATCAATCATGATCTCGGTTGACGCTCCAATCAATGACTGTTTTCTACATGCATGCTGAAGATTTCGTGATGCACTGTATGCAACGTACGCCTCAGGCATCATATCAGGTGCTCGCTTCACCTTGAGAAAGCGTTTCTTTGCGTCTTTGACCATCCACCATCCGCCGCTGTGGTCCTGTGTCTTGTAACCCTCTGCGAGAAATTGATCAACGATTGTGCGGAGACCTTCCGGAACGCGCTTCCACAGGTCCTCATTTTTGACGCAGAGAACAACGTAGTTAATGTAGTCTTTCCATGACCTGAGTTGACGCTCCCACTCACGCTCGGGGTCATCATAGAAACCGATGCACGATTCCGTGAAGACCTTCGGCCCACACACAATGCCGATGTCAATAGTTTCAGTGAAAGGATACGCAGCATCACGTTTGGCCGCATCCGCATGTGATTCATTCTTGAGTTCTAGAACGTGACGAATGGGTCGACCACAACATGCACACTTTGACTTTCCATAATGAAACCCACTGATCTGCCATGAACCAGCAGCGATCAGCGGTTTGAAGTTCTTTCCATTCGACTTGACGTGTGAAGCGATAAGACCAATCACGTCGCTTTGTTGTGTATTGCGCTTCACTGATATGTCTTTCTTTCGTGACTAGTTTGTTCGGCGCGGAGGTACTGATCCCATGCCCTCGTAAGAACGTCCTGTTGATGCGCAATCATTGCGTTGAACGTTCTTTTCAAGTCAGGACGAATCACCTTATACGCAGTCATCTCAGGAGAGTTCGGACCGTACGTTGTCAATGCCTCATTAAATGCGGCGACGATCTTAGTATCAACCTTGTTCATTGTCTTCCTTGATTGGATGAAGCATACTACCCACTAGCGTGAGCCCAGTACTCTGACAGGGATGTCCTTCTGAATACCAGTATTCCACATTGCCTTCTTTGGACACTGTGATGATTGATGTCGACCTGGTTCCGAAGGCATACTCATCTGCATGCACACACAGTGATTGGAAAGGATCGTGTTCTGTTGAATTCGTGTGATCTCCGAGCAGTTTGAAGAGGTCATTCATCGCAACATCAATTCCTGCGCGTGGATCAATTCGATGTGCTAGCACGTCTCCTTGCGCGACCTTACATGCGTATTTCCCGCCACAACAGTCGTTGCTGATGACGTTGACGCCAGGAGGAAGTAGTTCCATTTCAAGGGCACATGGGCTTCCAACACGTGTCAGAAACATTGCACCCGGTCGACCAAACACGATGTTGAATGGATTGTAGCGCGTAGCATCTAGGTGTGACAAGATCTTCGCGGCAGAAGAGTGTTGCCTCGCACGCAAACAATCAAGAACGACCTTTCCACGTGACTCGCGGTTTTCGTAATGGTGCTCGTCATCTTGATTTGTTAGGCCGACGAACCACCCGTCCTCGCAGACACCAGTCCACGTTCCGTTCTTTTCATCATCCCACGGCCTGACAATCTTTTCATTCGTCATTTCAGGAGGGCGTGATCGCCTGTCATAGCGCTCATCACGGTTTGCCGCAACTATCAGTGGATAGTTGTCAACGTACTCATTGAGGATGACAAGCGTACACATGGTTCACTCACGTTTCGTAAGCGTCCATCAGCTGCTTACCGAGCTGCTTCAGAAAGGGCGCGCCGAATGTGCTACCGTTCTCTTTTTCGAGGTCGTCTTCGAAGAACGTAGGCAGGTCTTCGCGCATTCTGCACGAGGCGATGCCCCAAGCGATCGCAGCCACACTGTCTGTGTCGCCTCCCCACTCGAGCACCTGTGTCATGATGCCGAGAAGTGTAGTCTGTGTTGTCAAGAGCGTGTGCACCGCCCATGCAGTATTCATGCCTACGTCCCAAGGCGAGTGGTCGCACTTGCTGACAACAGGACCCACCCAAGGCTCACGGAATTTCTCGCAGACCGGCAACCATGAGGTCAACCACCCGGTCATGTCAATAAGCTCGCGCTCATCTCGAAGGGCGTAGTGCGACATCAGACCGATCGCTTTCGAAGAGTCAACGCCTTGTTGTGTAGCATGCGTGACGACTGCTTGTTTTTCAGCCATCCGCAGAACACAGTGCGGCGTAGAAAGCACACCTAGAGGCACTGAACGCATTGCGGCGCCGTTCTTCGTAGAATTGGGAATGATTGTGTGAAGGAACTCGCTCAACGTTCCGCACTTTTCAAGGACTGACTGGAAACCTCGAGAATACCCGTCACGTTCATCACGCTTGAATGCCTCGAGAAAGTGGGCAGCGAAGGCAACACCTGAAGGTTGTGGATCTTCGATCAACGCTTCGGCAACCGCGATCGACATCTGTGTATCGTCAGTGTACGTTCCGGCGGGAAGCTTGTGATACGAGGGGTGCGTCAGATAACGCTTAAACTCCAGGAGTTCGATTGCTTCAGGTTCTTCAGGATGTCGTTTGCAGTATTCTGCAGCCATGGCGTATGCATCGCCTTGGGCAATGCGCAGTAACATGTTATCATTGCGATGAATCATCCCCATCTCCTGTGTCCGCGCCTGTTCTGATCAACGTTGCCATCAAGCGCGTCATTCAATGCTTCTGCTGCGGTCTCGTAGATGTCATACGTCCTGCTCAGGCGATTGTATGCACCTTGCTGAGTGCGAACGTCGGCGTCATTCTCACAGATCTTCTTGAGCTCCTCAGCGATCCAGTAACCCGTTGAGATGAGCATCTTCGTCGCAGGATCGGGCTTCCAGTTTTCAGGACGACCAACTGCCCAAGGAGCGAACAGACGCTCGACATCATTTTCTACGGCGTCTTGCACAAATTTAGCAGTGTATCGCACCCGAGGCACGACACCCTGGTATTGATCACACGCGACCATGTGCTTGTGAAATACGGGATCGCCCTCATATTGAGCATATCCCCCGGGAGGATCAGAGCCCGATCGTGGATCCCAATTTCCCCACCTGTTCGACATTACTTCTTGTCTTCGTCTTTCTCGTCATCGATGTCAGTCAAAACGACCTGAAAGATCTTCCCGTCGAGCAAGAGCCTGCGAACATGCACCGTCGATGCATGAAAATAAACCTGCTGCGGCGTTTCGCCTTTTGCACGAGCGAGCAGGCACAGTGCGGCCTCGAGCTGAGTGAATACGTTGTCAACGTCGGGGTGTTTCGTGGTCATCGTGTCTTGATACTACATCATCAGTGCCAATAGTACACGATGTGTGTTAGTGAGGAACGTGAATGATATTTCGAACTCGAACACGTCGCACCTTATTTTGCTTTTTGGTCGCACTCAGAAGTATAGCTATAATTAAGGGCGGTGATTCATGAACGTAATTCGGAGTGCTGTGTTGATCGCAGGTGTTGTTCTTTTGCCTGCGTGTGGCGCTTCGGGTGCGAAGTATCCCGGTCAGTCTAACGATCTCAATCTTGCTCAACATCTGGAACGCAAGACGGTCGCGATGGTTCATTGGATTGGTGACACTGGCGAGGTTGACGAGGACGGCGACAAGGTCAGGGGCGAGGTCGATCCAACCACACACCCTGAAGCTGAGCTAACGCCGTATTGCTCCGGAGTGTGGGTCAGCAAGGACACGTTTGTGACAGCACAACACTGTGTTCAGCACTTGGGTCATCCAAAGGAAGACCCGATCAATGCGATGTTGCGTAACATGCTCGGCGTCCCGGATACGTGGGATCCGACGGGACAACCCGCTGTTTACTCGTCCTTTGGAGACGTTGAAGACAAGGCGACCTGCAAGGTTCGAAACACCCACGGCGCGACAGTTCTCGCGAATGACCCAGAACACGATCTCGCGCTTGTCAAGGTTGATGCTAGCTCGATTCCACGTCATGAGGTCGCAGAACTTGCAACGTCTGTACGAACCGGCGATGAGGCACACATTGTCGGGCACCCAGCCGGCATGTGGTGGACGTACATCAAGGGCGTCGTTGCAGCCGTGCGTCCTAACTGCGAAGGCCCGGCGCACAGGTCTTTTGATGCTGTCCACGTTTCTGCTCCCGTGTTCTTCGGAAACTCAGGCGGAGGAGCGTTCAACCAGGACGGTCAGTTGATCGGCATCTCTTCGTGGATCAAGCGTGTTCCGAACACGGCCTTCTTCGTCAAGTTCGACTACGTCGATGCGCTGATGAAGAAGAACAACGTCACTCAATGATTCGAACGTCAGGAACCTCTTTGGCCGTCGGGTCAAAGCAGAAGTACTGTTGAAGGATCGTGTCCCACAGTGAGACGTAGTCGGGCTCAATGCTCTTGACTTCGCACTTGTACCACCCGGGCTTCTGCCCGGCACGGACACGCCATGCGTACACGTAGCCTGAAGGTGAAGGTAGAAACTTGCCGTCGACGATTGCGGGTGGCAATGCAGCGTACTTCTCACCCCTGACGGGTTGAGACTTGTATTCTCGTGCCTTCTTTGGTGTCTTCTTGTGTTTCATCATGGTTGTTTGTCTTTACCCATTCGTAGTACTGCACTAGCGCATGATCTTTGGGAGGTTCAGTGCCGATGGTGCCCTGACAGAAAATCTCCCAGGCTCTAGAAGCATACACTCCGACGCCAGGAAGTTCAGATGCGTGTTGCCATGGCCCGGCCACGTAGCGTTCAGTCATCTTTTTGAGGTTCGTTGTTCGACGATTAGCGAACCCAAGAGGCCTACATAATTCCACGACATCGATGTCATCGGCATGCATGAATGACTGAGGCGTGGGCCAGCGTTTTCTGAACTCAGGCAGGACTTTTTCGACCTGTTTGCGTGTGGTGCAGTTCAACAGCATACACGACACGAGGATCATCCAGCAATCAGGCCAAAGATCTTCCTGAATGAGGCTGTAGGGGCTGCGTGCAGGAATCACTTGAATCGAAACGTCTCCAAAATTTTGCCCGCCGCCTCAAGATCCTGCGGAGTCTTGACGCCGAGGTATCGTGCCTCACGTGGAACAACGATGAAGTTGCATGAACACTCTTCGGTGTACTGCTGAAGCAAGCGCTCGTGCTGGATGACAAGCTTCGTTCCCAACTGCTTGCGCACCCTGTGCCAGCGCCATGGAATGGGCCAACTAAGTGTCTCAGTTGAGATGATCATTGTGTTGGTGTTCATGAATGGCGACTCAGCTGCGAAACCGTCTGGCAATCTGAAGTCTTCTGCGACCTGAATACGTCCGTTCACCCATGCTAGCGTCCCACCCTTGTCGCCCTTTTGACGTGGCACTAGTTCACACGTAAGGTTTCTTTCCATGCGAATGTGGTAACCCACGAGGCCAGCATGGGGAGACGCTAGCACGTTGTCAACGTTACACACGATGACGTGTTCGACGCTTGGGTTGCTGTCGAGGACGCCTCCTTCGATCAACGCCGGGCCGACATCGCCGTGTCCAAGAGGGTACAGATCTGGCTCGCCACTAGCGGTTCTCGCGAGTTGGTTCGCTGGTGTCAATCGATATCCCTCGAACTGTTCGAAGCACGTTCCAGTCGTACCAGGCGGGACGACGAGCGTCTGAATGTGCGCATTGATCGCGTCGAGGCTGCCGGCCGCAGTCATGATCCACGTCGGCATGCCACCACCCTGCATGATCTTCCACGCAAGCATTGTCAGGCCGATGCCCGGGATTCTGACGAGCGCCTTCGGTTCACCCATTCGAGTTCCAGCGCCGCCGGCGAGGACGCAGAACGCCACTTTGCCGTCTGCGATTGCCTTCTCTCCTTCCCTAACGTCGTCGTCAGTGATGAATGAAAAGTCGTCGACTTGTGCAATGTTGACCTGCTCTGGGTGATATGCAGCAGGGTCTGCATCGAAACGAGTCGTCATTGAGACGAGCTCTTCGTCTGTCAGGGCACCGACACGATGCACACGCTTTTGAATCTCTGATGAGACTGCCTGGAGCTCTTGCTTAAGCGGTCCTGCGAATCCGGGTGCTTTCATATTCTTCCTTGAACGGCCACCACAACGGTGCCGAAGCTCGTGGTGCCCACTTAGCGAACCGTGCCTTGTCACCGATGTAATAATGACGGTACGCTTCAACGATGGGCATGTTCATCGTCATTGTCTTCCACGGTTCCTTGATCGCCCGAGCAAAAGGCGTCAGACCAATGTCGGGTAGATCAGGTTTGACGTCAAGCATGTTATCGATGATGCCTTCAGTTTTATGCGTGCGGCCATAACGCTTTGTGTATTCTTCGCACAGTGCAACAGCATGTGCCAACAGCCACCTGAAGTTCTGCTGCGATTCACGCATCCATCGTGCACACCGATGATTGAAATGAGTGTGCTTGTAACCCATCGTACCCGCAGGAAATGCAGTGACAAGCAACTGTGCCGACTCAACAACCATCTTGACGACATGCTTGTTGCACTGCTGCTGAGCGGCAATGATAGGGTCCGTGTCAATGATGAAGATGTTCACTGGTCAGTTCAAAAGCCCGGGCTTTTTCACAAACAGAACGGCCTTGTCAGTCTTCTTTTCGTCCATGGCTGATAGGATCGCCAGAAGGTGTAGCTTCGTTAGGACGAAGACATGTCCATCCTTCACCGTCGAGCAGGCGATGCCCTGTTTCTCTGCAGCCTCAAGGAGATAGTTGACGTCGGCATCGTCGGACGGCGGTTTTGTGGTCATGTTCCATCATACAATACCTCAGCCTTAGTTTACACCAACAGGAGCCCACTCAAGCTACTTGGAAGTGCCCGATTGTTTCTTGGGCTGGTTACCCTTGGTCGGCAGTCCCAATTTTCTCCATAGACGTCGATTGTACTCGCCGAACGGCCCTGCGAACAGGACTTCAGGGTCGACCCACCTGACCACGCCCGATTCTGGCGTGTTGATCTGGCCAGTGACCTCAGTCGCGAAGGTTGTCGTCGTGTAGCCATCGTGCTCGCTGCGAGTGAACACAGGATGCAAGCGTGTGGCCGTGAGGCCCGTCTCTTCCTGCAACTCCCGCGCAGCGGCGGTGATTGAATCCTCGCCGGGATCGACTTTTCCGCCGGGCAATCCGAATGCCGTCGGGTCATCCTTGCGAGAGACCGCTAGAACCTGTCCGTCGTCGCTCAGAACAAGGCAACATGCCGCCTTCATCGTGTTTTGATTGTTGAGTTGCTCTTGGTCTGCTTCATCGTCGAGCACGTTTGTGTTTGCACGAACAGGCACGCCTCCTCGAAGGTTCGTTCCCGTGTCCTTGCCGGCAGACATTCCGATGTTATTGACGATCTCTCTGATCGCCTGTTTGAGCAGCCGCTGAGCTACTTTCGAATCGAGCATGCGCGCCCCGTGCACGTGTTTGTTGGCTGCTTTGGTTGAGCCAACGGGCAACTTTCGATCTGACTACACGCAGTGATCTTTGATACGCACGTCGGATCGAGCCAGACACCTTGATTCTCAACGGCAACGCAAAAATTTGCGCATGACGTCATGCACTTGTTGGTCGTGGCATCGCACGTTTGTGACGCGTCTGTTTGGCCGTACACGTCTTTGCAATTTCCAAACGCATCACAGCGAGTACCCATGTCGATTGGGTCTCCTTCTTTGCACCCAAGTTTTTGAAGGTTAGCACATGCATCAACACACACGTTTTGATCAGTGACAACGGGCGGGACAGGCGTCACTACGACAGGCTTTGGACAGCCGATGATCAGCGCTACACACGCAATGAACAACACGTTAGCAATCTTCTTCATTTTCATCTTGGGTCCGCCAACCTGACTGAATTAAACTTCGCATCGAGCAAATTGTTCATCGTTTGAACTGCTGCACGTTCATCACGATAGCGCTGAAATAGACCTTTCCACCTTGCAGCGACGAACCGGTTGACCTGAGGCACGATTGTCGGTGGGACTGGGTGACCGAGTTCAAGCTCAATGTCGCTGATCCAGTTGCTGGCGATCTTGCGCGCGGCAAGTCCGCTCTCTGTCCTGGGAGTTCCGATTCCGGAACGCATCTTCAATACGTTGATGAACGCGTCATCACGTCGAAGTTCAAGGACGAGTGCCTCTTGAATGTATCTTTTCAGGAGGTTCATGGAGGTGTCACCGTCACAGTTGTCGTGTCAGTCGAAGAAGCGGGTAGGTACGGAACCCAGAAGTCATTTGCATCAGATGCTTCGAGATAAGCATAAGGTACGTATCCGTAACCCTTGTCACCCCATGTGACGCCCCAGCTGTTCCTGACGATCCAACATTGGGTGTTGTCGTCGTATCCCACGATGACCTGAGCGTGCCCACCAGAATTTACACGGGAGGCCTTAGGCATTGCTACTCGTCCATCGCTACCCGTATTTATGTAGTCCTGGTCGACCGTCATTCCGAACACGACGGGATGCTGAGCACGTAAAGCCTGTTTGACAGAAGCGTTCAGTTCAGACCACGTCGCTGGAGAGATTCGATAGAAACTTGCGATCTTGTTTGCGTATCCTTCACGATATGATTGCCATGAAGGACGAACGAACATTTGCGAAAGATTGAACTGCCACGTTGACTCAGGACATGTTCCGAGCGTCGTTAGCGTTGCAAAATTCAACCTGATGTAACTACCTTCATCGCGGTCTTGCTCTTGTACCATCAAGCGGGCATTGTAGTACGTGAACAATCGTGAGAGGTCGACCAATGGTTGACCGTTTCTGATCTGAAGGAACTCGAGCGCGCCTACTGTTGCGTTCGCGGCACAACTTGACGACTTGCTTTGATTTTCGATAGGTGAACACCATGAACGCAAATCAAGAACGCCGTTCGTCTCGACACCCGGGCTCGACACGCCGCTGCCGACACTTTGAACTTGTGCGACGTGATCATCAAACTTCTTGTCTGCGGTGTCGCCCTTGATAACGGGCTGATCAGCATCAGGAAGCCAGCCTCCCAGTTTAGCGACGAAGCTCATCAGTTCTTCTTTCCAAAGAACGCGCTAAACAGCGCGACGATGAAGTTGATTAGCGAAGTTAGTGCCGATGGGCCTCGAACAACGATAGGAGGCGAGGGTGGCGCAACGGGCGGCTCAGGCCGAGGTGGTGGAACTGGCTCATAGACGACCGGAGGTTCAATAACAGGATCTGGTTTGACAACAACCGGTTGTGGCTTCAGAAATACCGCTCGTTCTTCCTGCCTTCTTCTTGTTAGACCCAGGTGTGCCTTTAGTTCGCCGTCAATTCGTGCCTTGTTCCAGCGCAAAAACTCATCAGCCGCACCTGCGACATCGCCTTCATTGAGTTTTCTAAGCAGTGTTGACGTTGCAAAGGCATTGCCGCCCATATTGAACGTGAAGGAAACCATGGCGTCGAACTGATCCTGGTTGATCGGGACTTTGACAGCTGATCCAACCGCAAACTCTGCAATAAACAGATCGAGCCCAAGTAGTTGAAGACCTTTCTCCTTTGTAATGATCGGAGGAAAATTCTCGCCAGGTTTGATGACATGCCCGTAACCGATCGTATCAATGCCGGCTACGTCTTTATAGACGTGATTGACCCAACCTTCATGCCGCGCAATGAACTCAATACCAGCCTGAGACGTTTTCATGACAACTCACCTGGCGATAAGTATCAGGCTCAAGGCTGCTTGGGCAGAACCTTGATCTTGCCTTCGGCCACAGCGCGTCGTAGCACGCCAATCACATCGACAATTTGGCCTGCTGCTCGGCGAGCATCGACTTCAAATGGATTGTCATAGTATGGGTGTGCAGATCTGCAGCAACACAAGCCCAGGTAAGCGATTCCGTAGATGATTGGCTGGAATACACCCAAGACCATGCACTGATGCACGTGTTCTTGTTCATGGCGTAGAACGATCTTTCCTTTGTCGGTCTCAACGTCAGCCTTCATAACGATCACGTTGCCGATCGTCTGACCTGCCCATCGTGTCCACATCTTGTCAAGGAATGACGGGGGTTTATCGATCGTCCAAACGAGTGCATCGCCGCGTGATCCGAGAAACTTGTACCAACCGAATAACGAGAACAATAGAACGTACAAGAGGCCGAACACCGTCACCGGTGCAGCCCATGCAATTCCGATTATGCGTAAGACCTTTGACATAGCGGCACCTGCTCAAGCATATTCTTTCCACGTCATCGATGCAACATACGACTCAGTTGTCTGCGTTTGAAGCACCTGAACTGCGAACGTCAATTCATCACAAACACCGTCAATGCTCGAACCAAAAGGTAGTGCATCGACAATGCTATCAATTTCTACC